ATGCCGTGACTTCGCGCCCCGTCAGCAGCGCATCGTCCGCATCCACCAGTCCCAGGCTGTCCTGCCGGTATTAGTTGAACTCATCTTGAAATTCCACCGTAAGGCGGTTCGCGACGTCTGACCCGCCCGGAGACCACAGCCGTATCGCCGGATCTCCGTTCGCTTTGCGCACGATCCCCGAAAACGCAGCGGACCCGTCACTGAACTCATACGCCGGCCAGCCTCCATTGAGCGTCTCCGTGCTGTTACTGCCGTCGGGCAGCGTGGGCTGCTGCAGCGCCAGCGTGTTCTCGACGCGCAATCTCAGCAGCCCGCTCTGCCCGTACGCCAGCATCAAACCCGAGCCGTTGCGAATTCCCTTCACTACCTCGGCCGCGCTCCAGCGTTTATTGATCACCAGATTGCATTGAAATCGCGGGATCGAGATGGCGTTGCCATACAAGTCGGCGGTCGGAATCTGCGCGTCGCAATACGCGGCCGCTACCGCGAAACTGGAGAGATCGATTTCCGCCGTCAGCCATCCGCTGCGCCGCAACACATCCAGCAGCACCCACGGCGGACTATTGGTGAAACTTTCTCCCAGCGAATTCCCGTCGCTGTCGAATCGTTCCAGCATCAGACCCATCAGCAGTACATCGATAGTCGGCAGCGATTGCGCGCTGCTCACCTGGTTCGGCACCACCAGGCTAAGGACTGCCATGTTGCCGTACGGATCGCCCAACGGCTGCCCGGAAGAGTCCATGAAATCGGCATTGAAAGCGCCGCCCCGCGTCCCGGGGGTCACCAGATTAAACCAGCCGGTGGCCGTCATGTTCTTACCGCTTTGGCCCTGCGGAATCTCGACGCCGTTCACCACTACCGTGACCACGTTTTCGATTTGCCCCATCCCCAGCAGCACTTCCATGTGCGTGAGGTTGCCATCATTGCGAGCGAACGTGATCGGCGGCTGATACCACGCCGTGCCGTACAACAACGGAACGAAATCGTTGTACCGCGCCTGGTTGTCGATCAATGACGACAGATGCGTTCCGCTCTCTCCAAAGCTGCGCACCTGAATCTGCGCCGGGACGAATTCAATGCCCCCAAAATTCCGCGTCACGTGACTGGCGCTATCGGTGTCGAACATTCCGCGCGCCGCGCAGGACGTGCGCGTGTAATCACAGGTTGTGAAGGGAGCCGCGCCGTCCAGATTTCCTACGCCGCCGCTCTGATCCGGGGAATATCCGCAGCGGTTCAAAGCCGAATATTTTCCCTTGGCCCCCCCGTTCAGCGCCTCTAATCTCTGCGCGGTGGTGGCGGGAAAAGACCACGGACACTGCCGCTGGATCCGCACCTCCGGCAGCACGATCCGCTGCAGGTTGAGACGGTTCGTAAAGCTGACGCGGAACGCCGATTCCGTGATTTCCTCCGCCATGCTTCCGGTTCCCAGAAAGATCACTCGCTGTTCCGATGCCGCCGCATTCGCCGCCAGGTCATAAAACAGGAACTGGACCGTGACCCGCCCGCCGCGGAATCCAGTCTCGCGTTCGATCTGTGAAAAATACGAGTCCGCGTTAGCCAGAGTGACGGTTATTTTTTGCGCCCCATCGACCCCTTGGTCGGACGAAGCTACCAGTGCCGCGAGGTTATGCTTCAACAGCCGCGCCGGATATACGTTCCCGCCCACCGTGACGGCATGCGTGCTCCATCGCACCGTGACGCCGGACGCCAGCACGCAGTCGAAAAGGAACAGCGGTGTCGGAGGCGTTTCCTGTTCTTTGAGGTGGTCGATCGTTGGCATGTGCTTAGCTTTCGGTACTCACAATTTGAATCACCGCGTCGTAAACGTCGGTCCCCTGAGCCGTCACGGTGATTTGGTCGGAGCCAAAGCGGGCTTTCGGATACACCCCGCCGACCGCGCCTGTCATTTTGTAATCCGACGGCCCCAACTGCGCCTCCGCCTGTATTCCGAACAATTCCACCGAGCCGCCCGCTGCAAGCTGCGCTCCGAACGTAACCGTCGTCGCACCTGCTTGCCCCGGATTCGACGAAAAGTAAACTCTCTTCCATTGCATTCCCGCCGCGAAGGACTTGCTGCTATTCGCCACCGCCAGCGTAATCGCCGATCCGGACGTGCTGCGCGCCCAGAGGCTCACACAATATTGAAAGTTTCCGGGAACGTTGAGGATCTGCATCACCCCCGCCGCTGCCTGCCCCGTATTCAGCAGTCGCGTCGCCCGCGTGGTTCCGAACGGATCGGCGATCCCCGTCGTCAATTGCACTAATGCGCCAGCGATCCACGCACCCGCACTGAAGTTCTCGCTCTGGAGGAGAAGATTTCCCACTGGATCGAGAAACGTAAACGTCCCCGCCATCCCAGCGGTCTGCTGAAACAAGCTTTCGATCGCGATCCACTCCGCCCGCGTCAGTCCCGCCGCCCGCAGCGACCAGCCCGCGATCGCCCCGTCGGGATCCGCATACACGACCGCGCTCCCATCCGCCAGCACGTTCACCAAGGTTCGTTGTCGCCCTTGCTTGGTTACCGGATAGAGCGCCGCCGCGCCCGTCGTTAATTGAGGGAAAACCAGCATGCTAACTTCGGTTCTCTTTCACAGTGACGCTCGCCATCCCGTTCGCTTGCCCCCCGTACTGCGTCGCCAGGTGATCGCTATCGAAGCTGCAGTTCGCATACACGGTCCCATCCCATGGATCGGGAAAAGCAAAGCTCTCCGCCTGTCCGCCCTGCGACTTAAAGAACGATTCCACCGCGTTCAGTTCCGCCTCATCCAGCAAACTCAGTCGAATCGTCCATCGCCGCAGTGGCGCTCCATAGTTCTGAAACCGCTGTTCACTGCCGTCCAGGAAGCGGAATACTTGTGTCGAGAACCCGCGCGTCCGGCTCGACCCATACTGCGCCACCGCCCCGGTTTTCAATGAAGGAAAGGTTGCCATGCTACACCTCGCGAATTACGTCATTCAATACGTTTGACTGCAACATTGCCTGTCGCACGGCCAGGGCAATATCGCCGCTGCGGTCCAAGAACGATTGACTATCCATCGCCTGCACCTGGACTGTAATCTGCTGCGATGGCGGATTCGTCATCCCTCTCGGCGCCCCGCCCTGGGCCGAATCCACTCCGAAAACCCCACCGCCCCCTTCGCGGAAGCCCGCATCTAGATTGATGGGCAAAGGCGCCATGTATGTAGGCGGCGCCGCCGGAGTGCTCGAATCGCCGCCTCCGAACATGCCAGCGATACCCGAAACCAGCGGTGCGAGCCCAAGCCCGCCGCCCAACACGCCCCCGAGCGTACTGCCGATCGCTCCGAGGATAGAGTCGCCAGTCGACCCACCGCCGCTCCCTTCGCTCGCCGGCTGCACCATTGCCGCCAACGTCTGCTGCATGAGGGCGTCGTTGATACTCTGCTGTTGCTGCAGTTGATTTGCCAGACTGGTCATGTGCATATGGAGCGAATCGCTCCCGCCCAGCCCGCTCGCCTGCAATAAACCCCTCAAACTCTCAGGACCGTTGGTTGTCATCTCTCGCCTCTCGCCACTCTTTTTCCAGCGTCAACATCGCGTCCGCCTCTTTCGCCGGAAGCGCCGCCATCTCGCTCCTGCCAAAATTCTTGCTCGCGAAAAACCATTCCACCCAGCCGATACTTTCCGGCGTCACCCATGACCGCGGGCATTCTTCGCTCGAAGCACGCCCCCGCACCCATACCACTTTCCGCGGCCCGCGCTGCTCTTCCGGAATCCAGCCGCATCGGCGCGTCCCTTCCAGCCCTTGCCGTCTGCATGACTCGCATTTCCATCCGGCCTGATTCCCGCTCAGAAAATGGAATGCGACTGTTAGTTTTTTATTTCGGCCTGGCTCAAGCCGCATTCCGACTTCACGCGGCCCAAAATCTCCGTCGCCAACTCCAGCGGGCCCTTATCCACCAGCGCCTGCGGAGTGGCTGGCTCTCCATCGATCGTCAGCCCTTCCACCGCCAGCAGTCCCCACTCCAGATACGCCCGGTCCACTTCCGCCCCCACCACTGCGGCCTCCAGTTTCTCCCGTGCGTCCGTCCCCGCCGCCAGAAACTCCGCCTTGCGCCCGATCTCACGAATTCGGCGCGCCAGTTCCAGCCTTCGCCCGAAGGTCAGCCGCGCGATCGCGTATCTCACTCCGGCCGCCGACTTCGCATCGAACCACAGCGCGCTGTCGAAAGAATGTTCCGCCTCGCTTCTAAGCGAATGCGATGTAGAGCTCATCATTGACTGCCCCCTGTGCGCGGCTGTTCTGAAATTTCCATTGCAGCCGCGTTTCTGAATCGTCGAACCTGGGAACCTCCGCCACCATCCCCGGCATATAGGCTCCAAACAACTGTCCGCTGGCCTGGCCGAGTTGCAGCATCACACTGATTGGCGACCGCTGCCGCGCCGCCTGATACAACTCCGTAGTCTGCGCGTCTACTGTCTCGAACACGCTGAAGTTCAGCGTCACTTTGCGTTCCCCAGCCGCGATACAACGCGCCAGA